GCCTGCTTCATTACTTGGAATCCTTGGAATGCTTCATTGCTACCAGCCGCGCCAGCTGCCCTGGCTGATTTAGCCAAGTTGTCCATTGAATCAATTGTATCTTGAATCTTACCTGCAACTGCCATTGCACCCATAGCCACTGCTGCAATACCTATGGCTGCTTTGAATCTACCTGCACTAGCCGTTAAGCCGGCTAGCCTTTGTCTGTATCCTTAATGCCTTTCTTGGCACTACTGGCATCAGCTGTAATTGTAATATTGTGGTTAGTAGCCATATGCTTTATTTCCTTTGTTTTTGTTGTTCATCAATAAATTTGTAGTATTTAACCCACGCTTCTATTTCTAAACTAGTAACATTATGCATTACCCAATGTACGGTCTGACCTAAATTTTCTGCTATCTTAAAGACAAACAGCATATCTAGATCAGTAGTTAGTTTCCCAGGCTATCCTTTGCGGCTGCTTTGGCAGTATTCATGTCTGCAACAACTCTAATAATAATCTCAGGATCTACTTCACGCATAAAAACAACTTTGTCTGCTGGTGCAAACATTTTCTTTCCATCTTCAAGTAACGCTTTATTCAATAGCGTTTCTACTAAGGCTTCAACCATATGTCCTTTAGCATGTAGTTCAATAATTTTTTGTTCTACTGCAAAACTTGTAGCTGCCTTAAAATAAATTGTTGCGTTCCACTCTGGAACATCAACGCTCATTAATTCTTGTGCTAATGCATTCTTAAAATGTGATCTTGCGTTACCTAAAACGCTATTTTTATCTTCTTTACTCATGTTATGGTTTCCTTGTTCTTTGTAAAACTGGTTTAACAATGGCTCTTGCTTGAGCACTCCAACCTTTGTCTAACCTTTCTATGTACGGCACATCATTTCTTATGATAATTTTCTTGCCGCCTTTTTCAATAACTTTACCCATTTTTTCTGTTTCTTTCCAACCACGCTGTGCTTGTCCACTTCTAATAGGAGTTTGGGATACCAAGTTAGTGAATAATCTTTTTTGGTAGTCATTATAATCACGGGCTATTCCTTTCAATAGCTGTTTTCCTGCTGATGTAGAAATGCCCATGATATAATTTTACCTTAAGCCGCTGTTAAATCTGTGACTAATGCACCTGATCCAGAGAAGCTCAAACTTACAGTCTGAACATCACCTAAAGCAGCTCCATTTTCAATTGAAGTAACTACTGCGTTACCTGTAAAACTTAAAGTTGTTCCAGTATCTGGATAAAAAATAAGTGCTACAGTAGTACCTACAGTTATTTCATTGGCAGCTTGTGTGGCTGTGTCATCCATGAAGTTAGCTTCCGCTGAACCTTCCCAAGACAACAAACCTGATTTATGTTCTTTCCAAGTAGAACCCATAGCCGCACACTCCAGCGTCTCAGCGTTTTGTGTGATTGACCATGATGTTAAACTTGCAATGTTTGTGCCGTCAACTGATAAGGCACCATCTTTACCTGCGTAACAATTTGACATAATATATTTTCCTTATGTTTGATTTAATTGATAACAATATTCTGTTGTGAATATCATTCTACAACTTGCAAAAGGGGCACTTTCACCAGTTGTTACAGCCTCAACTCTTGTGAGCCTAATATCTTCTACAGTAGAATCTAAAGTTCTGTCACTCATTAATGAATTTTCAATTGATTCAACAGCAATATTACGCTGTGTATCTCTTTTTCTTCCACCAATAATTAACACTACTGCAATTTCCATAATGCCTCTACGCATCAACCCAGTTGTTCCCATTGTCATAGTAATATCTTCAATGTCTTCATCTGTGGTTTCAATGTATACGGCTGGAAATGCTGTTTTGGCCAGTTCATTGGGATCAATTGGGTCCCTCTCAACTTTACCTAGTTTCACACTGCGTTGAGCTTTTAATGTCTCAACTACTTTTGCTAGTATATCTTCTCTGCGTGCCATTATCTATACAACCTTGTTTGACTTACTTGTTTAACATCACTATCATTGATAGTTCCATCACCTTCAAAGTCATATTTGATACCTACACCAAATTGTAGTTCCCATTCTTCAGTGTAGCGTTCTTTGTAAAACTCTAACTGTTCTCTGAATGGATCACCCTCTGGTCTAAATGTACTTAATCTTGGTAGTATATAGGCGTACATTGCTTGATACACTGTGGCTTTAGTCCATTGTGCTTCAACTAACTTACTACTATCAAATTCAGTTCTGCTATAGAATTTGTTCCACCACTTGAATTGAATCATGTTAGTAACATCAGTTTCAGCCTTGGCCAGTTCTTCTGTCCAATCATCAACACCTTGTTGGAATACTTCCGGTGCATATTCTTCTAAATTTGTATTTGTAGCAAATGCCATTTATCTTCTCCTGTATTAGAAGTTAGTGGGCTTTAACACCCACTAACTGTTGCCTAAATTAGGCTGCGTCTTTTAGTAAGATACCGCGTGTTGCGTCTAGTGTTTCAATACCAAATGCAATTGAAGCCACAATGTCATTACCAACTGCTGCTGCTCTACGCTCAACTTCAACATTAACACCGCCTTGTGTAGCGCCTCTTAATGCGTCTGCTGAGAAGATTGCTGCTTTAGTTCCTGTAACACCAGTGTTAGTGCTGTTTAAGAAACTTGAAACATAACAGTTAACACCTGCAATAGTTCCAATTTGGCCAGTTCTCATAGCTGCGTTTTGTACTTCAGCGTTTGAGAATGCACTTGAACCAATGTGTTGCATGAACTCATGGTATGCTGCTGCAGAAATAATTGCGTTTAGAGGACCAGTTTCACCAGCGTCTCTAATTGCACCTACTGCCTCATAAAACTCATGTAATAAGTTTGCGTCAGTGATTTCTTGTTGTGTTAAGTTAGCCATTTCAGCTGATACTAAGGTATCTACTTTAGAAGCTATTGCATTACCCATGATGCGTGACATATCTGCTGTGTCTACACCACCAAAGTCACGCAATACTGTGCGTGCTGCAATTAGTTCTAGTGTAATTGTTTTCTTAGTGTCTGAAGGTAAGACTGTATCAAAGTCTTGTGGGTTTCCTGAACCACCTGCTGATTCAGAAGAGATAGATGTTGCTGCAACTGAACCCATAACAGCCACTTGTGCTGTTGAAGATCCTGCTGGAACATTTACCATAGGAACCATTGAACCTGGAAGGTACAATGAGTTTTCTTGTGCTGCGTAAACAGTCTGTGCCTGTACTGGCACCATTAAAGCGTCTAGGTTTAAACCTGAACCATAGTTTGCGTTTGCCATAATATTTTATCCTTTTATATTATAAAAATTAAACTTTCCCTTGCTTCTTTGCTTCTGCATAGAGTTTTCTGTGCTCAGGATTGTTCATATCAAGTTGTGCAAGATCAAAGTTCTTTTGATCTGCATTGTTTGTATTACCCGTAGAGCCTGCGCCACTTGGGCCTGCACTCTTAAAATACTGGTTACTTGATAAGAATTCTTCAACTAACTGATTTACATTCATAGGGTCTGCATTGTCTGTGTATCTTTGCTTTCCGTCTGAATCAATAACTATTACATTACCATCATCACTTAATTGAATGTTACTTCTCAATAATTGAGCAACATGATCAGGAGCAACACTTTTGGCTTTGGATGCCGCATCAATTAATGCACCATCTATTTTGATCTTTTCAAGCTCACTTCTAAGTTTAAGTATTTCACCTTCACTTTTCTCTTTTTGCTTTTTAAGAACACCGTTAAAGTCTTCCTTCTTAATCAGTTTCTCTTCCTCAACTTGCTCTTTCAAGCTCTTGAGTGCGTTGTATTCATCTAAGTTAACATGTTCAAATTTCTTGTTAACTTGGGCAACACGCTTGCCAATAAGATCATTTACTTCATCTTGTGTAAATGTTTTACCGGCTTCAACCTGGGATTCTGTATTTTGGCCTGTTACTACATCCCCAGTGTCTGTAGCTTCAGTTTGCATCTCTGCACCATGATTGTTATCAATTGTCATGTCAATATTCCTTTATAAGTTAGGGTTAGGATACTAAGGTATCTACTTTATATATCTTTATTTATCCTTTTTATCATCAAGATTCTTCTATGGGCACCCAGTAGTGTCTGCAATTGTATCCGCCTCTTACTACAAACGGATATCCGGGCTCTTTGCCCTGCCATCCACTGCTATCCCATACATTTTGTATTTCATCTGCACTCATTCTAGCGCCAGCCATGTCTTGACAAAATGGTCTTGAATCTGCATCAGTGGTTCCCACATATTCAAACATTTCTACACTATTTCTTGTAGCTCTGCCTTTTGCATAGGTTCCATTGAATTCACCAACAACATTATCTACAACTGTCTTCATGCGTGTTGCCACGCTGGCAGCTACATTAACA